TTCATTGCCAGCCTGTTTTGCAATATCTTTTAAAAAGTCCATTATATGTCAAATTCCTCTCTGTTATCAGAACGAAACTCATCAAATCCGCCTGGATATCTTTTTTCAAGTTTCGCAGTATTGATATCAATAAGTTCTTCAATACTAGTATCAAGTGCAATACAAGCTTGTACAAGATACCATAAAATATCTCCACATTCGCTCTTCAAATGTGTTACTGTGTCTTCATCCATTTCTTTACCTTGAAATAAACACTTTTTAATAATTTCATTGAACTCTCCGACTTCACCAGAAAGTCCAATTCCAGATGTTAACAACCTTGATGGGTCAACACCTTGTTCTTCTACTATCTCAACTGCATCAATGAAGTCATCTAGATTCTTTGTAGCATCAGAAGATACTTCATCAACAAATTCTTGATAGTCTGAAAGTAAATTTGTTTCCATAATAAATCTCCAATTTTGTTTATCATATACTATATGTATATGAAAGTCAAGTATTACCCAAAAAAACTTTCTAAGTTATTTTCTTGTTCTTTTGCAACCTTACCAATAAGTCTTTCTGGTTTACCAGCTGAACCCAAAGTTGCTAAACGGTTATCACAATATGCAGTAGTGGTATATCTTGTACCATTACCTTTAATATATGTTACACCATGAACCTCATTTGAGTCTGCAATAATTACTGAATTATCTGGAGCGTTGATTGCAATACCATATCTTGGAAAACAAAGATATGCACCCTCATAATCACCATCTCTAAAACAATTCATTGTTGTTAAACCAGCATCTAAATCACCACTATCAACATGAGCAGACATTGCTTTAGACTGACCAATATGATACCTATTTGCAGAAAATGTTGTAAACATACCAACTCTATGTTCTTCTCTTACAAAAGTTTCAATCCATTTCTTTTGTTTCGCATAAACCTCTGGTAGTGCTTTTTCAAATGCTTTCTGATTCCATTTAGATATTTCACTAAATCTTTCCCACTTATCTGGATTTTCTTTACACCACCCAGCAGTACCAATCTTACCAGTAAATCTACCTCTTTTATAACCAATCATAACAGAACTAATCTCATTACAATATGCAATTTTTCCCCAATCTCCAGATTTAGTTTTTACATAATATGAGTTTGGAGTCCTTAGTTTATAATCAACACCCTCTTTCAAACCCTTTGCTTCCATTTCTTCTTTTACAACTGGGCCAGCACAGTTTGCTCTCATAACAGAAACGTCAGAAATACTTTTCAACATTTCTTTTACTGAGTCATCTGGGTAAACATTAGTTACAACTGCAGCTAATGGTGCATTATCTCCATCAACAGTTTTAAATGGTTTATATACTCTTACATCTTCATCTGTAACCGTTAACAATTCATCATATGAATCATCACCTAAAAACTTACCATTCCATTGTGTATAAGTTTCTTTTTTACCTAAGTCCTTCTTAGCTATATACGTTTGCATTTTTAATCTCCTTATATGGTTTTAGTATATTATTATAAATGTTGTTTGATAAGTAGTGCATACAAAGTGGTGCAACCATCAATCCTATTCGTGCAAGATTTTCATTTAGTTTACCAGTAAGTTTATAATCTTCTGGAAGTGTCATAATCCTTGCAGCCTCAAGTGTAGTATAAACTCTGTCTTCCTCTGGATGTAAATGAACACCAAGTGAAGTTTGTAAACCTTGTTCAGACAAAGTATGACTTGGTTGATTCCAAGGTACTCTTCTTGATTGATAGAAACTATTTTTTCTCTCTGGTAACACTTTACCTCTTTTCTTTCTATGTTCAATCCACTTGTCAAACCAAGGGGTCACTACATCATCTCCAACTGAAACGACTTTATCTGGATTCTTTGGTAATCGTTTCATCCACTTATATTTAGCGCTTTTCTCCATAGCCATTCTTAAATCATATGCTTCAGACATATTTTGGTTTGTCTTTTGCAAATCATTAATTGCATCATGTATAGTATGAACATCTGTATCTGGCTCTGGATAAACAGTACTATCTAAACACATAAACGGTAATCCTATATCATCCATAACATCATTACGAACTGATACAATAAACACTCTTTCTCTTTTTTGTGGAACACCGTAGTATTGACCTTTCATAACTCTAAACACAGTTGTGTATCCACACTTTTCAAAGTCATTTACCATTCTTTGTAAATGTTCTTTTGCATATGTCATTGTAAGACCTTTTACATTTTCACACACAACTACTTTAGGTTTTAATTCGTTTGTAATACGAATCTGTTCCCAAGTCAAATCTTCAATATTCTTTTGTTTAACACCGTATGCAGTTTTCTCTTTACCCCAACCTGCTTGTTTAGTACCAGACATTGAAAATGGTGGACAAGGTGGAGAACCATCAAGTATGTCTAACTCTCCAACTTTAAGACCAGTAAGTTCCATAATCTGTTTACCAGTAACATTTCTTATATCACCACATATGTTTGGTGTTCCTGGCCAGTTCGCAAGATAATCTTGCATTGCAACTTTCTGAAACTCATTTACAAATAAACATTGTCCACCAGATAGTTTATAACCACTAGATGAACCACCACCACCAGAAAAAAAAGAAATATAAGTAAACAGTTTTCTATCTGCTGACTTTTGTAAATCATCTAGTGTATAACGAAAATATCTCACCCAAAAAAATCCTCTAAAGTTGTTTGTGTTCCAAATGACCTATCAATCTTCCAATCAATAATATTGGTAATGAATGATAACGGTTCAATAAAACTTTTGATATACATTACATCATAGTCTATAAATCGGTGAATGTCAAGTTCATCTGGAAATTTACCAATAAAAGATATAACATTAGAACCTAATGAATTAGGTTGTCGTAGTTCAAGGAATTTAATCTTATCACCTTCCATGATAGTTTGATATTTATTGGTTAGACCTTTTTCTTTTATCATGTGATTGAAAAGTAAACTTCCTTTTATGTGCATGGGCGTGCCTTTGACAAATATTGAGGAACTAGAACCAAACTTTTTAAGTCCATTACAAGAACGAGGATATGCAATCTCTTCTGGCGAAAGTTTTGTAAACTCATCACGAAAAGAAATAAGGAAATCATTGAGTTGTTTTTCACCACCTTCCATAATAATTTGTAATGCTTCCTTAATCTTTGCACGACATGGTGCAGGCGTACTTGATTTAACTGCTTCAATTCCCATTACCTTGAGTTGAGGTTTTTTATATCGTACACCCTCAACATCCCATGCATTAAGAATGTATCTTTTCTTTGCAGTCCAAATACCTTTGTCTGCAATTACTTCTCTTTTCATTTGCATCTTTTGGTCATACGCAGACATCATATTAGCAAGAGTTTGATAACTCTTGTCAATAAAAGGTTCAATCTTCTCTGTAGCAATAGTGTCCAAGAAGTTGACAATCTTCTGTACATCTCTTCCCTCTTTAAACACACGATTAACCAATCTGTCAAAAGTAACGTATATCGAATCTGTATCACTTGCAATAACGTAATCTTCATTTGTAGTTTCCAGTAATTTATTAAGATATTCATTTATCTTCTTTTCAATCCAACGAATAGACAGTTGACCAGCTGTAGTAATACCCTCTGCAATTGCAAGGTCATAGTAACGAAAGTATTGATTACCAATTGCACCATAAGCAGAGTTAAGTGAAATCTTTCGTGCCATCTGAATATTGTTATAACGACTAATGTACTTTAAGTATTTAGCATCTTTCGTATCTTCATAATCTTGTTTTGCCTTCAACATCTTTTTCTTATAAACAGTACGGTCATTATATATTTCTTGCATCATCTCTGGTAAGAAACCTTTTATATCTTTACGATATAATGCACCATTTGGTGTAATTGTAGTATTATCAGGCAGATTAAAATCAACACCTTTTAATATACTATCAACTTTCAAACCTTTAATAAAATCACCAGATACAAGTGTTTCTGGTGAAAGATTATATTGCATAATCAAATGTGGATATAGTGAATTCAAATCAAAAGACATTACCCACTTGTGCATACCAACTTGTGGTTCTTTAACATATGCACCCTCATACTTCTCTGCTTTTGAGTGATATGATTTTTGTGGAATAACAATATTCTTTTTCTTTAAATAATTGTGTATCAGAACATCCCAATACTTAACTTGACCAAATACATCTTCATAATTAACTTTTGCTTCATAAGCCATTGTAAGACAAAGTTCTAGTAACTTCATCTTATCTTCAAGACGGTCAACAAGTTCAACGTCAACAATATTATATTCTAGGAAAGACTGATAATCTTTTGTATACCAATCTTTAAAAGTATCATATGGATTATCATTTTTCTTTTGACCAAGTTCAACAAATGCAATGTGATTAAGTGCATAACTCTCTTGATTTGTATAAGTAAACTTGCGATAAAGTTGTAGATAGTCAAGATTTGCAACACCAGTAATATCATATACTTGTTGATTTCTACCATGAGAAAATACTGTTCTTGTACTAATTAAACCCCAAGGTGAAAACTCTTTTGCTCTATCTTCACCAAGAACTTTGGTAACACGATTGATAAGATATGGAATATCAAAGAATTCAGTATTCCAACCAGTAACAACGTCTGGATAGTTCCTTGTCCAAAAGTTCATAAACTCTGCAAGAAGTTGATTCTCATTGGAACAGTTAATGTAAGTTATATCATCTCTATCATTTTTGAAATCACCAAGACCCCAGACAACTAACTTTTTAGTAGTTTGGTTTTTAATGGTAATTGATAACATCTCTTCATTTGCAAGTTGTGGGTCTGGAAACCCATTGTCAGCTCGTGTTTCAATATCAATTGTAACTGTTAGTATTTTATCACTATCCCAATCAACTGAATTAGGATATGATTCTGAAAGGTATGTGTATGCGAATCTATCTAATCCAAAGACTAGATGAGGTTGTTGTTTGTATTGTTCTAAGAACTTCTTTGCATCTTTAATGGTATCATGCTTATAAGGCATTGCATATTTACCATCAAGGGTTTTGAAGTCTGTTTCTTTTTGAACTGGAACGTATAAAGTGGGAGAGTACTTCACTTTACGATTTACTCTCTCACCGTTTTTGTATTCACGAACCAAAATATGATTGCCCCAAGGGGCTACGTTTGTATAAAATTGCATAATATAGTTATACCACCTTAGTAGTAAAAAGTCAAGTCGTTATTAACCACCAATTATATTTGGGTCAAATTTACTTCTTAGTGTTTCTAGTTTATCTTCGTAATCTGCTACCATACCAAGATTCTTGTCTAGTTCTTCCATCAAATCTCCGTGTTCGCCAATCGCTACTGGATTTGAAAGATACACCTCAACATTTGCACTATGGTATGCAATCTTACCTTTAAGATATTCTTCTAAAGCATTATACATAATTACTCTACTAGCCATTCACTACTCCTCTTTCTTTTTTCCAATATTATATTTTGTTTCCAGTTTCCAGTTTTCTTTGTCTTTGAAACTGATAACTTTAATTTGCGATAAAGGTGCAGCTTCTACTTCACTTTCCTTTACCACTTTTACTAGTCCCCAATCTGATAATAGATTAGAAATAGTATTTCTTCTTGCAATATCATTCTCTGATAAGTTTGTATCCTTACCATCTAATGCAAATAATTCTTTAAAATGTACGATATAATATTTACCTTGCTTGTGCAATATATGACAAGACTGAAATAGTGTTTTTTCTTTTCTTGAAGCGACACCAATACGAGAGAGGGTTTCACGAACCTTGAGAAAGTCATCTGGTTCTTTAAGAGCAACTTCTAACATATTGTCTGGCTTCCACGATACTTCATTCATTTTTTTCCACCTTTATTCAATTTATCTTTGATGGTGGCGATTTGTTCGTCAGTAAGTATGTTTAGTGCTGTTCTTGCTTTTTCATTGTTATAACCAAAGAATTCTTTGACATACTCTAGATTTTTTTCTTTACTCGCCTTCATCCAAGAAGCATATCTTTTTTGCTTCTTTAGACTATTTAGTAAAAAATCATATTGTAACTTATTATCTAAATGACAATGTTTATTCATTTCATTTATCAACATAATAGTATCATTAAATGGTGCAAGACATTTATTGATTATAAATGCTGGATACTTTCTCTCATATAGAGGGTCATCACCGTCCATGAGATTATTTTTGTCTTCATTAATTGATTTTAGGTATTGTTTAAGTTCATACATTACCACCACCCCATAACTCTACCATTACCAGTTATAATCATTAAACAAGTAACAATATGCAATAAGAACCAAGGAGTCCTCATTATTAAGTGTATGTGGTCATCATTCTTGTCATCATCATATGCATGACTTCCCATGGCTTTACACCAGTATTTCCAAAGATTGTTCATTTGAAATTACAGTTCTGCATGAGTTCAGTCATACACGCAAGAAGATTTATTTCTTGGTCGGCGACAAAGGCAGATTTGTAACTGTAGTCAGCAAGTACAAGAACAGCATTGGGGATAGTGCGACTATCCAAATTATCATAAAGGGAATCGTAAATCCTACGATAAATACGGCTTGGGTCATTATCAAGATTGTTGACAATCCATCTACGAACATTGGTAAACTCTTTACCTTTAAGAAATGTAAGAAGTTCTTTGATTGAGTTTTCAGATAAGTTAACGAGTATTCCAGCATCAATTTTCCCACTTGCACTGTATCGTTGCAATTCATTCAGAACCCTTCTCCAATCTGGGAAGAACTTTTGAATGAGTGATGCAACTACTTTTTTATCATAGTGTATTTGCTCATTATTTAGGATTACTTCACACCTATTCATAAAGTCCATTGCAAGTTGTGGTTTCTCTTCATTAGGAATACGAAACTCAATACTTGAACAACGACTATGCAAAGGTTCAATGATACGGTTCTTGAAGTTACAAGTAAGAATGAACCCACAGTTTTTACTAAACTCTTCTATAAACCCACGCAATGCAGGCTGTGTAGATTGAGGATTTAGATAATCTGCTTCATCAAGAATAACATATTTACGATTACCATCCATAGAGACAGTACTTGCAAAGTTCTTGATTTTGTTTCGTAGTACATCAATACCAGATTCCTCAGAACCGTTAATCATCATGTAGGTACAACCAAGTTCCTCTAACATCGCTTTCGCAACTGTAGTCTTACCACAACCAGCAGAACCAGATAGTAGTAAGTTAGGACAGTGTTTGTTATCTACAAATTGTTGAAATGTTTGTTTCAACTCAAATGGAAGTATTGCATCCGTGATAGTCTGTGGACGATACTTCTCTACCCATAATATTTCATTCATAAAGTTTTCCCTCAAGCGGCTTCAAGTGCAATAAAGTATTCTACATTCTTATTAAGATTCTTGAAGTTAGAAATACCTTTGTGAGATACTTGTACTTCATAATCACCAGAAAGTAATTTCAAGTTTTCAACTTTAAAATAGAACTTCTGGTCTTGTACTTCACTCTTTCCTTCAAGAGCAACACTGAAACTATTTGAGGTATCGTTTTTCCTATCGGAAACCCTTATATTCATATTACCTTCACCATCAACATCTACAACCATATCTGGAACACCTAGAACAGATGATGCTTTCAATACTTGATTGAATACACTCTGTTTAAGTGTGAATACAGCAGATGCATCAGGCATTGTAATATCAGACTTTGGGGTAGTTACTACAGTTGGGTCACTATAGAAATAGTTCAAAGATTGTCCACCTTGGGATATCTTTACACTATTATCACCAAACTCTAGGTCTGGGTCATCAAACAACGACATTGCAGATAAGAATTCATTCAAATCATAGATTGCGAATTCCTTTTCAAAAGTATCTGGTAGAGTTGCTTTCGATACAATGTTCTTCATTTGAGACATTGTTGCAATCTGATTACCAGACGTTACCAATAGATTAGCGTTGATTGTCGAATAGTTCTTCAACACTTCTCTAGTATCATTACTAAGTTTCATATTAACTTTTCTCCTTATCGTGATTATGTAATGCTATTATACCATAGTGGATTACTTTAAGCAAGTCTTTTCTTGCATCTTCTCTACTACCTTTTTTACCGTAGCGTTGAAGATACTTCATGCAATTACCAATACAAAATCCTTTACCATGACCAGAGTCAAGGATGAATTCAGTTGCTTGGAATTTACTTAGAGAGTAATGCTGATTATATGTTGCATCAATATATTCAGCGAGTTCTTTGAGAATCCTATCTTCTGCATATTTGTATTCAATTACATTTTCTGCAATAACAGGCTCTTTTTCTTTTTGAAATATTTTCACTTCTTCTCCATAATATAATATAGGGTGGAGAGGGGATGAACCCCTCTCCGATTTTAGTTTAGTATGCGTATTTTGTACCAAGTACAGAAGCAATACCAGCAGAAATGATTGCTGCTGAAGGAGCACCTAATCTATATGCAACACCTTTTGCAGTGTCGTTAGTATAGATACAGTGACCTTCACTCTTTAGAGTATCAATCATTTTAGTTGGTGATACAAGGTCAAATCTTTTTCTCAAAGTTTTCCAAGTCACATTTTCACCTTTTGTTAGAAGGTTTAGTACCTTCTGCTTTTTAGACATTTTAGGTCTACTCATAATATATTCTCCTTTTATCATGATTTAATAATTGACTATAACATAAAAGAGGGGCAATGTCAAGTCACCCCTCAGTATTTCTACCAATTACTTGATAGTAATAAGTTTTGGTTTTTTCTCTTCTGGAACGATTTGTTCTAGAGTAACAGTCAATAAACCGTCTTTTAGAGATGCACCAATTACTTCTACATCTTCAGCAAGTGTAAACTTTCTGTTGAATTTTCTATACGAGATTCCTCTATGTAAAGTAAATTCATCATCGCTTTTATCACTTGTTTCTTTTGTAGAACGAATCGACAACACACCGTCTGCTTTCTCGATTTCTAAATCATCTTTAGAAAATCCAGCAAGCGCCATTTCGATTTCATATTTGAAATCTTCTACCTTTTGTATATTGTAAGGTGGAAAACCAGTGGATGTAGCGTTATGTTCAACGTAGTCATTAAGACGGTTGAAGTGCCGCTCGAATCCAACTGCGAAAGGTGTTAATTGATTAAAGTTGTCGAATAGACTTAGATTGTTTCTTACCATTTTATTTCTCCTTATATAAAGCAAGATTAAATTGCATACCCATCAGGCATATGCGATAATGATAGTCTAGAAGCCACTCCAGATAAATTCTACATTGTCTTACCAATGCTGTCCAATAAAGGCTACGAAGGCTTAGTACTGAACTATCACTATTATTTATATGGGGATTAATTTTCAAAAATCAACCCCCACACAAAACTTTTTTTACGCAGCTTCGGCATATTCCAAAGCTTTGTCGAGTGCTTTTAGTTTCACTCTACGATTTCGTCCATACCATGAACTTGTCATACGTCCATCATTTGAACGTCCTTGAACATGGTCTGTCATGTAAGTGACAGTGTTGAAAGCATTCCAAAATGAACCTTGAGCAAAGTTTGCACCAGGCTGTGTATCCAAGTATTCCATAGCGTTTTTTGCATTGTTGGAAGTAAATGGTGTTACACCGTCTACCTTTTCCTTTGCAACTGAACCGAATACTTCATTGAAGTACTCAACGATATTCTCAGAAGTGTATCGTTTTGAACCAAGGAATTCAGCCATTGATTTGTACTGTTCCATTTTCTCTTTTGCGATACCAAGAGTTTCTTTAACTTCTGCAACATCAAACTCCTTACGGTGATTGACCTTCAACATTGCATCACTACTTGTTGATAGTGAAAGTGTCAATGTGTTGTTGCAAACTACACGAATTGGTGTCATACGAATATCAATCGCTTTACCAAACTCATGTGGGTTAGAAAACAGAAAGTAATTTTCTGTAACGTCACCATTGAAAAGTTCAAATGATTCGTTAGCTTTAGCAAGAGCCCAAACCATTTTACCATCATTCAGTGAACCAGCAGTATGCATCTGCATATCACCAGCACGAACATACTCTTCAAAGAAGTTAAACGCATCTGCGTTCTGAACTGGATTCCAACCTTTACCAACAACGTCAAGTACTGAACCATCTGAAGACCGTACAAGTGCTTGTTTGTTTGAAACAGTTGAACCACCAGAAGTAATCAAGTCTTGTTTTTCAACAGACCAATCAACTCCTGCTTTTTGCATCATTTGTTCTGGTGTTAAGTCATCAATAACTTTTACACCCAATCCGTGCCACGGCAACTCACCAGCGTATGCCATTGTTTCTACCATATGTGCCATATTTTCTCTCCTTTATGACTGTTTAATTTTGATTATGTATATACTATACCATGTTCTGACAACAAAGTCAAGTCTTTTTTTCATTTAATCGTAAGTTATTTGAGCTGCGTAGTCAATCTTTTCAAAGATTGCATCCATCTCTGCAATTCGTTCTTTACACTTCATTTTTGCGAAACCATTTCCAGGCGTCTTCTTTTTAATCTTTTCTAGACTTTTTAACATATCTGAAAAGAAAGTATATTCTTTCTGTAATTGTGTAATTTCATCCATTTGCGACTCACTTTCTCTTGATTATGTATATACTATACCATGTTATCAGAACAAAGTCAAGTCTTTTTTTACACAACTTTATCCATAGGTTCTGTTTTTCTATCTTGTGGAATATAGTTAATTATACCATTAACTGCAAGTTTTGGATACCTACCATGTGACTTTTTAAATTTAATAATTTTATCAAGACCAATTTCTATTCTTTTTTGAATTTTTTGAAACTGTTCAGTTTTCACATCTCTAATACTTCTGTTATCACCATTTTTAAGTTTTGGTGTTTTACCATATCCTATCGCATATGATTCTCTTCCAGTTTCTTCAAACTTCATTAGTGCTTGAAAAAACCTTTTGTCAAAATAACCATCCATGATAGTCCAACCGTATTCTTCTCTTGTTTCATCATATTCACCAGAGTGTTTAAAATCTGTGTTTGTATCAATAAATTCTTCTGCATCCTCTGGTGTGTAATCAACCCAATCAGTAGAATTTGTTTTTCGCATAGCATTTCTCGCAATAGCAGCTCTAGCATTGTGGTGGAGATTTGGAACAGTAAATTTTAAATACTTTTTAATTTCATCTACTAACTCTTCACCTACAAGACCTTTCCATCTATTTGATACTACCATTTCTACAACTTTATTCTGTACTGCATATTTTGTTAAATCAAGTTGTGGTGTTTGTAATCTACCATTGTCTTGAATAATTGCATCATCCAAAACCCATGAATCTTGTGAAGGCATTTCTTCATAGATATCGTACATCCAAAATCCAGCACCCAAAATATCTAAACTTTCTTCTCTATGATGACCACCACTTCCTAAAATATAAAAATAAGTTTTACCATTAATTTTTAGTGGAGTTTTTAGTTTAAAGACTACAGAAGGCCATTCACCATGATTGTATTCATTCATGTAAATAAAACTTGCAAGTCTTTCACTATGAGTTGTGTCAGTAGTAGACCCTTCACGAATAAAATTTCTTACGTCACTTTTTGATTTTGTAACATAGACGTATCTTCTATCAATAATTTTTCTACCCAAAAACACTCCAATTTGTGAATTGTTTGTGTAATCAAAATATCTTGTTTCTTGAGGTTTTTGAACCCCATCTACATCTAATGAAATGTTTTTTGGTTCTCCGAAAGTTTGGTTGAAATATACCATTCTTTCTTGGTCTGGATGACCAGTAATATCTTGGTTTTTGAAGAGGCCAAGTTGCACCTCTTTTGTTGTAAAAGTTTCCATTTTACTTCTCCTATGTTAAAAAGTAAGTGCATATCATTGGTTATACATATACACTATTTTGTTTTTATCTACCCCAAAATTCAATTGGTTTGACTTGTGGGGTATTTTCAAAAAGATACCAACAGCAGTTGTCTTTACCGACAGAACTACTACCTTCTATCCATTTGATTCTTCCTATACTAACAACTTTTTTAAGTAAAGTCAAGTACTTTTTTGATTGTTTTGTATGCATCCAATCTGCATCAAATAATAACCATGTTGGTTTAAAATCTGAAAAATGTTCTATCATGGGATGTAGTACCTTTCTATCCCAAGGTGGGTTCGTAATAATGTATTGACATTGTGTATATCCTTGAGTAAGTGCATCAGCTTCTTTTACCCACTCACTTCTAGGTTCTACATCATATGCATATCTAATTTCACCACCATGTTTAGATAAGTGTTCTATAAGTCTACCATCACCAGCACATGGTTCTGCAAACGAGAACGGTTTCTGTGGTAAGTGTGGTATTAATGGTAGAACTGCTTCATATGGTGTTGGGTAATAATCTCTGGGTATTCTTTCAAAATCACTTCTTTTTCCCATTATCT